GTGGTGTTGCCAGTATTTAAAACATTGTCAACACCTTTATTATATTCATTTTGATAGTATCTTGTAAATCTTGAGATATTTCTTTTTTCTGTTATTCTCCTTTGTTTTTCAAAAGCATCTCGCCATTTGTTACTCATTTGTTTTAACTATTTGATCACCAATGTGTTGATGACTATGTTTTATTGTTGGTGCTAATAATGGATGTTCAGAAATACTTGAATGAGCTGAGTGTACACAATATGGACATTCTTCAGCATAAACCTTATTCATTTTTTCTTTAATTAAAGTAGTGTCAATTTGTATTTGGTATGTTGTGGTGATAAGCCACCCAGCAACTCCTAATAAAAGTGTACCAGCTAAATAAACTATTTTGTCTTTCATTATTCTTTATTTCTAATCGATTGAATTTTCTTTATTGCCCAATTTACACCAGATGTGCCACCCCATAAGTTCCATGCTACATAACCTCTATCTTTCCAAGGAGTGTCTTTGTATTGTGGATCTATTGTTGCATTTTCTCTGTGTCTGTTAAATTGTGCCATTCTAGCTATTGTAGATTCAGATAATTTTTCTCTATTAGCTAATTGACTTGCTCTTTTCCAACCAACTTCAGTACCACCTCTAACTTCATCTCTACCATGCTTATCTCTCCATTCAATCATTCTTTTAGCATTGTTAGATGCTGATTGTGGATAGTCGTTATAAGTTGCTTTAATTTCTATATTCCCAACTTTAGTTTTTTTTTCCTCTTGTTCTTGTAAAGCTGGTTGAGGATCTTCAATGTCAATATCATTGCCAGATGCTGGAATTAAATTAGCTGGGATATAATAGTCATCTAATATTGGGTTTTCCTCATCAGCTCCAAAACTCATTGCAGCTCTTTTTTCATTTGGAGTTAACCACCATGCCTTAGCCATTTGATCAACTACCTTTTCAGTTTCCTCTTGTAATTCTGGTATTGAACTATAATCAAACTCAATACATAGTTTTTCGCCATACTTAGGTGCTAACCATCTATTTAGCTCATCAGCAATTTTATTTAACTCAGGAATAACACAATTTTGATATAATGCCTTTTTAGCTTCCTTCATGTTATTATAAGTACTTGCCTTATCATTATTCAATAATTGAGATGGCACATTATAGATATTACATAAATCTTTTATAGATGCATTGTATTGTTCAATTAAACTAACATCACTTGCATTTAATCCAAAGTTTACCCAAGATAATTTTTTTGGAGTTATAATTATATCACCAGCATTATCAGATCCTTGAAAGTTTTTTCTAAACTTATCTTTTAATTGTTGTGCTTGAACTTCATTTAAATCACCCTCATCACTCATTAACACACCTCTAGCTGTTTGATTTTGCAAATATTTAACTCCAGTTTGTACAGCTTCATTATTTGTTGTCATTGATCTTAAACCAGCTCTAAGTGGTGATTGCCCATAGAGGTGTGAACCAGATCCATCAAAATAAGGGTTAAAATCTTTTATATGGCATATTTGATCAGCTGGTATTTTATATTGACCATTGTATTCAATAGCATATTCTTTTACTGGTTGCATAATGCCACCAGATATTATTTCAATTAATTGACTAGGCATAACATACAACTCTTTGTATTTACCGGCACCATTGCCAGTTTCTGGAGCAATACCATAAATGTATCTGTTACCAGTTAATTTACCAAAAGCTATAAGCTCAGTAATCCAAGATGCATAAGATTGAGCTGGGTTTGGTCGATCTAACAATTTATGTAGATCAGTATCTTGTAATTCAACTAATGCTTTCTTTTTTAGATAATTTGCTTTGTGCATAACACTAGAATCTAGTGTGCCACTATTCATTGCTTTATATCTTTTATAATCATTATCATTTACCTTTTCATAAACTTGAAATGGTATTGATGATGCTGCTTTTGCTATAATGTTAACTAATGAATAAACAGTTGCATTTTTTCTGTATCCCTCATTAATGTAAGTTGTGTCGTTTTCTGGATTCCAAACTATGCTTTCTCCAAGCCAGTTATAAATAGCTTTGTTATATTCTTGTGCTGTTTGTTGAGCATTTTTGGTCAATAGGTTTCTGAATCGGTCAAAGAATGATGCCATTAAAATAAAATTTTATGTAAAAATACAAAATAATAAATTCTTTTATTATACAACAAAAAAGTCATTACGATTTCGCCACCTTGAATAAACACAATAACGAATACTATCTAACAAGTGATCTTGTTGGTTTGCTTTTGGTTTGTTAATTATTGTGCCATCTTTAAGCTCATCATATATATAGCTTAATTGTTCTTTAAGTATGTTTATTGATTCCTCACTAACATATATATCAAATTCTTTTAATAATGAAATACCAGCATTTATACTGCCTTGACCTTTTACAGCACCCTTTGCTAATACGCTCATTTGTCTTAGTTCTTCGATACTTTTTGGCTCAGCACTATCACAATACATTAACATATCATTTAGCTTTTGTTCTTTAATAAATTCAGCAATATCTCTGTTTGTCATTCCTTTTTTATACATTAATTCATGTATGTATAATTTGTCATTGTGCCTACCAACTTTTACAATGGCTAGATTGTCTTGGCTAAAACCAAAGTCACAACCTAACACCTCATCATCTATTTGTGGAAAATCTGCATAAGGAATATAATTCCAATTTTTAAATATTTGCTTTTCACTAAATACAGCTCTTTGACCTTCACCATATACTCGCCAATAATCTGGATCTCTGTCTCTTATCCTCTCAATTTCATCTATTAATTCTTTAGGCAAAAACTTATTGTCTTTGTATGTTGAGATAAACAAGTTAGCATCATCTCTTTCAGCTAAGTCATAAAGATAATGTACTGGATCTGATGGGTTAAAATCAATTAATATTTTTTTTCTGGTTCGCATTACTAATTGCTGATAATCTTCAAAAAATAATTCATTTCCCTCATTTATCCATAATATATCTCTAGCAGATCCCCTAATCTTTTGTGCATCATCAGCACTAAACATTTCTAAAGTATGCCCATTAAATTCAAATGTGTTTTCGGATTTATTATGTATACCATTCCAGTATATACCTAACTCTTTTGATATATGTAAAAAATCTCTTAGAACAGATCTTTTAAGTGCTGGGAGTGTTTTTCTAACTATGCTTATTGTTAATGGATCTTTTTCAGTAGTCATTAAATACAAACAATATTGCATCAAGCTCCAACTTTTCCCACTTCTAGTACCCCCTTGCCAAATATTTAATCTGGCTTTGGTGTTTACAGCTTCATAAAATTGTTTATTGCAATACTCAGTTACTTTTTGTCTTTGGCTGGTGTCCATTCAATTAGTTTGCTTTCAATAGAGCTATCATGTTGTATTTCTTGTCTTTCAACATAACCTCTTTTTTTCCCTTTTGTTTTTAGTAGGAATATTGTTGCAGTTGTATTCCCCTCTTGTATTTGCTTATGTAGTTGGCTTTCAGCAAAATCTAATGTAATATCCTCAATTGATTTAACCTCTGCTGCATACTTAGGATCATCTCTAAGCCAATTATAATGTGTCTGTCTATTGATACCAACCGACCTAACAGCTGTTGTAACAACTGATAAACTTTTTTCCAATGCTTTGAGCATTAATCTTTTTTTATGTGTCGAAACTTGTCTATTTGCCATTTAACAAAATTACATAAAAAAAAAGGGAAATTTCAAAATTTGACTGATTGATTGAAACCCCCCTTTAATTACCTAATGCCAATAGCTTCCACCTGGCTTCTTACGTTAGGTTTTATTTATACTTTTTTCCATTTATTTTAACTTTTAGATCTGGATCAAGTTTTAACATCCTATCTATAATTACTTGACAATACTTTGTATCAAGCTCCATTCCATAACATTTTCTATTAAGTTGATGTGCTGCTACCATTGTTGCTCCACCACCTAAAAAACAATCGTATATTAAATCTTTTTTTTGACTGCTATTTTTTAATGCTCTTTCTACTACTGGAATTGGCTTTTGTGTTAAATGGTAACTATTCTGTTTATCTTTTGGAAATTCCCATACTGTTTTTTCATCGGTAGGTCCATACCATTTTATAGTTTTTCCTTCTTTATGACCATAAATACAAGGTTCGTAGTTAGGTATGTACTGACTCATAAAAGCTCCTGAACCACTTTTAACTTTGTACCAACAAATTACTGCTCTTACAGATATATTTGTTTTAGAAAGTCCTATATATGTTTCTTTAGATTTACCTCCTGCATACCAAATATAAAAAGGAGATGTGTCCTTTGAAAAAATAGAAGCATTATTTATAGAATCTTCAAATAAGCTAGACAATACACCATCCTTAAACTCATCACTCTTTATACCTTCTCTTTGTTTTTTATTATGACCACCTGTATAACTAACCCCATAAGGTGGATCAGTAAAAACCATATCTGCTTTTTGACCATTCATTAGTTTAGCAACTTGATCTGCATCTGTACTATCACCACACAATAACCTATGTTCGCCTATCTCAATTAAATCACCTAAAACAACATCAACTTTCATTTGCTCTGGTTCAGTATAATCATCTTCTTCTGCATCTAGTTGTATTTCATCAAACTCTGGCAAATCTAAACCCCATTCATTTAATTTTTTTGTATCCCATTCATTAGCTAATATGTCCCAATCCCAATCACCAAAACCAACATTATCTTTTATTATAAATTCTTGTTTTTGTTCTTCTGTCCAACCAATAGCTTGATGTATATAAACCTCAAATAAACCAGCTGATTTACATGCTTTTAATCTCATATTGCCACCAAGTACAATCATATTTTCATCAACTACAATTGGTCGTTTTTCCAACATTTCAGGAAACTCCTTAATTGATTTAACTAATTTTTTAAATTTAGAATCAACAACATATCTTGGATTGTTAGGATTCTCTTTAATTTCTTTGATGTTTACTTTTTTAATCATGTTTGCTTTTTTTATTGTACAAATATAAATACAAATCCCATATTTTACTACTTGCATCTTTTTGATATGCATAAGTTTTAGGTGATCTTATAAGCTCGCCATTATCATTTATTTCAACATAGCATTTTTTTTTACCCTTAATAGGAACTATATAAACTTTTATATTATTTTCTAAACACCAGGATTGTGCTTTTAAATATTTATTCATATAAAAAGTTTAATAATTAAGGCAATACAACTAAAAATAACAAATCCCCAACCTATTAATGCAACTAACACTAATAACTTTAAAAAAAACTTATGTAACTTTTTCATTCTGTGCCAGATATTATGTCTTTTTTGTTTGAATCCTCAACTAGCATTGCAAATCCTAAAAATAAATAATTCAAAGCATCTGCATATCGACTATCTATTGGCTCAGCTTGATGCATATTAGAATCACCAGCATGGCTTAAAATAGCTTGTATATGCTTATTAAAAAATACTGCCCAAACTTCCATAGGTGTAATCCCTATACTTTCGGCAGTTGATTTAAAGTTATGTAATACATCAATACTTTTGTTTGTGTATTCTGGTTGTTTAGCATTCATTATATCTTCTGCTTTAGATAAAATATAATTTTTAGTTTCTATAAATTCTTTTTGATTCATGTTATTTCTATGTTATTTTATGTTAATTTATGTTAAAATAATTCAACTTGTGTTACATCATTTTTGTGTCTTATACCCATTACAGTATCTAATATTGTTTTTCCAGCTTGATAGTCAACAAGGTTTCTAGCAATTTTTTGTACACTTTGTTTGCCTTTATATTTTCTAAAATCATAATCATGAAATTTACACCATTTATCAACTTCATTTTTAGATTCCATTATATTGCATTTTCTTTCATTAAGAGAATTTGGTAAAATAAAATTTGTCCAATATAAATGCCTACCTTTTTTTTTAGCTGGAACTAATGGTTCATAATAAGGTATAACATTTTCAACAACATATTTACCTTTAAACCATTTTTGTAAAAACAAAATTTCTTGATATAATTTCATATCTGGATAAACAGGTTTAGTTGTGCTTCTTCTAGCAAACCTTGATCTACTATGAGTTGGACAAGGTGGTGAACTCCAAATAAAATCAAACTCTTGATAATTATCTAACAAATATTGATGAGCATCATCTACAACAACTTTGTCATTTGGAAACCTCTCTTGATATAATCTAGCAAGTTCAGGATCCCACTCAACAGCTGTAATTTCATGTTCATTACCCCACTTGTATCGGTTGCCACCAAGACAAGCATATAAATTTAAAATCTTCATAATTATTATTTAAAATGGTACATTATCTTTTATTACTTGTATTTTCTTTTCGCCTTGAAATATCTCTTTATAGATACCCCCATTTTCAAAATCTGGAGCTATCTCAAAATCACCTAGTTGCCCATTTTCTTTTCTTTTGACCTTTTCCACATGAACTCTAACAACATCACTTTTATATTTTGTTCTTTGCCCTATGCACCTATAAGCAATTAAACCATTATATGCCTTATTAAAAAAGTCAGCTGAGCCAGAAATATCATAAAGAGTAGGTTTTTTATAAACACCACCCTCACTTTCAATTTTTCTAGGATGTGCAACTAAAAATAAATGAGTGTTTGTTTGTTGACAAAATTGTGTTATTTGACTAAGTATTTTGCCTATATAACTATGATCTCTTTGAGCTGAGTGATCTAACATATTCCAGGGATCTATAACACATACATTTATACCTTTTTGAAATACAAGCTCCCTAAATGCATTTAAAATGCCTTTTAAGGTTAAGTTTTCTAAATCAATCTTAATCCAAAAAAAATGATCTTCAATGAAATCTTTAGTATTGTTTAGATCTTCACTATTACAATTCTTTTGATTTAATTTATTAGCTATTCTTTTTATATGTCCCTCATATGGAAAACTCTCAGGTGAAAACATTGCACATCTAAAATCGTGTTCTAGAGATATATTACAAAGTATTTGATCTAAAATATCTGATTTACCACTATTAGGAATGCCACTAACAACTGTCCACTCACCAAATGCCATTTTAAAATAATTATCAGATCCTGGTAAACCAATAGAATAATTAGTTATACCATTTTCATTATAATTTAAAACATCTTGCCAGATATTATCTAAATTAAGTACACCCTCTAATGGGAAATCCTTAGCTTGTTTAATTATATTTCTAAGTGTTTCAGCTCCTTTTTCTATTAAAACCTCATTAGCATCTTTATAATCGCCAAACTCAACATATTTACATCTATACTTTCCAAATCTTCTAGCCAGTTCATTTCTTAGTTGTAACCCAGCATCATCATTATCAGTACAAAGTATTATCTCTTTTTTATCTTTAAAATATTGGTAGCAATTGTCTAAGTATTCTAGTTTTTGTGAACCTTTACTAGCACCATTTGGAACACTACATACACTATACAACCCAGCTTCATGTAAACTAAGTGCATCCATTTCGCCCTCAACTATATAACATCTATTTAATTCTTTAATATTATCAATACCATAAAAAATAAGCTCAGCTCCAGAAACTAATTTAAAATTCTTTTCACCATCTCTATATTTTACATTTACAATTTCATTATTTCTGTAATAATTAAAATTGATACATCTTCTTTTAGCTTGAACTTGTGGCATAAATTCTAATGATTCACCAATTTTCCAATGAATTAAAGTTGGCTCAGTTATGCCTCTATTGCCAAACCATTTAATTACTCTCTCGGCAATGTTGGAATTGACTTTAGGTGGTAAAACATACTCAACTTTTTTCTTAAACTTAATACCTACATTGCCACCCCATCCACAATGATGACAATTATACAAACCCTCATCAATATTTACCGATAAACAATCATCTGATTTATTTTTTCTAGTATGTGAGCATTTTGGACATTTGGTTTTAACAGATCCACTAGATCTTTTAAGGTTAATACCTAGAGCCAACAAGTCATTATAGTGATTCATAAATAAAAATATTTTTTAAATATAGAAATAAATTTTAAATATTTAATAAAAATAATAGTTCTTTTTTTGTTAATAGATTACTTTTTTCAATAACATAGGATTTAACTTTAGTCATTTTTTTATTACAATCTTGAAAAATAATATTGTTTAAACTAAAACCCTCAAAAGTATAGTTTGGATATTTACAAGTAAACAAGGCAAATATTTTACAATCAGTATTTGCATATTCTGGTATCATAAGTGGATGATCTTTTCTATTTACTTTTACATCCACAGAATGTCCTAACCATTGGTGATCATAATCATCAGTTTTTAAAACTTTACTAGTATTATGTATTTTAAAATCTGGATATAAATTATTTTCCCTTGCAAATATAAACTCACCTCCAAAACCAACTATATTTAATTCAAGCTCTGATTTAGGATTTACTGTCTTAGAGCCATCCCAACCAGTTTTAATTTTGTTATTATGCCTTTGCTCAGCTGATAGCTTAACAATGGCTTGTTCGTATTTATCAAGAGTATAAACTTTATTGATTATCACTAGATATAATTTTTTTAATTTGATTTATTTGATATTTATTTAATGTTTGTGATATATTAAATTCATTCAAATCACCTTTTTTAGTTTTAGCGCCTAATAAGGTTTTTCCATTTTCTTGGTAAATAAAATATTTAATTAATCCTTTAACTCGCCACCAAAATTTAGGTTTGTTGGCATTATCATAAGTTTCAATATACTTATGTAAATACATAATCCCATTTTTATCTTTATTTCTAAGTTTTAATAAACTTAAAAAATGAACACCCCAAAACTCATGTTCTCTAATAAATTTTACAACTAACCAAAGTTTATGAAAATCAACCTTTTCGATCCTTTCTAATTTATCTAAACAATTAAGCCATCTATTTTTTTGACTTTCATTTTGTGGTTGATATTTAGTCGGAAATAATAATAAAAAATGAGGATAAACTTTCATTACTAAATCACTATACTTAATATTACTTATATTATTATTATATATATTAATATTACTTTGTTGCGGATTTTCCGGTATCGGTTTTTTACGTTTACGGTTATTCCGGTTTTGGTTTGCTTTCATAATATAATTATACCCCTTAAATTTTCCTTTGTCTGTAACCCTTTCTCTTTCTAAATAACCACAATCTATAAGCTCATTTATCTTTGCTGCGATAGCATCTTTGCCCTCTTTAAAATGATTACAAATAAATTGTATTGTTATTTCTTGTTCGGCTGTGTGTGAAAACAAATAAGCATACAAACCTGTAGCACCTACTGTGATATTTTTATGCCTAAATATATAACTTGGCACAATAGTAAAGTTGTCAAACTTTTTAGGTTTTAAAATTTTGTTGTATTTCATAAATATGCACTAAGTTGTGAAATTATTGTTTGTCAACCAAACCTTTAATCCCATCACAAAATGTTTTTAGCTCTCTAAAAGTGTCAAAAAATTGATTGTAAGTT